GTCCGATGGACCATCGAGAGATGGACACGGTCAGATGCCTCACTAAGATCTAGTGTGGCAAGGTCTCCGGAAATGGACGAGATTCTCGCCAATTCCTGATTCCGAGACTGATCCGTAAAACCCAGTATCTCGCGAATCCAGCTTTTATCGATGAGATCGTAAAAGCTGTTCTTGAGAGCCTGCTGTGCAAATTGCACAGTAGCAGGCTCCATCGCGATGATACGTGGAGTTTTCTGCGTCTTTGGGACAGAAACAACCCTGGCGGGTTGCTCTTCTCCCAGGGATACCGTCGGTTCCTTCCAGGTTCCATTATAGGTCCCATATCGCCATTGGGGGAAAACCCCTTCAAGTCGATCAGGCCAATAGTGGAAGTTCCATCTGTCAGGCATATCCAGCCTGTCAGCTGTGGATCCTGGACCGAATCGAGGAACGAGTTCAAAGTTCGCGATCTGACGATCGAGTTCGTTGAACACGTCCCCGAACAGGCGAAGACACATACGAGAGTATGCGTCGTCCAATCCGTCGGGTATACCCCGCCGGAAATGGTCGCCCAATTCGCGGTCAGTCTGGATGTAGCTGAGAAATGCATTGCTAACCCTTCGGGGAGTGCAATCCCTCTCAACCTTTCCGACCAAGTTGGACACTTGGCGGATCGCCCAGATGCAGTTAGCATCGGGAGCATCCAATAGTTCACCAGCTGCTGAGAAAATTCTCGTGAAGAAACCTCGCATGAAAGCAGGGAGACTTCCACTGCCCTTCTTGAAAGAAGTGCAGTGTTGACGAGTCCAGCGACCATCGCTGAGGGCCCTTTCGAGTCCCTTAGCGAGCGTTGGAAGCGTGATAGTTAGGAAACTATCACCCTCAGCATTCCATCTCTCGGCGAGTGTTTTCTCGTCGAGAGAGGTTTTGACGCCGCAAAGTAGTCCTACATCTCGTAGGACTGCCAGGTGGAGAGTTACCAGGCTTTTCAAGGTTCCCCTTTCGAGGTGTGCCTTCCAGCCGGTTAACTCACCGATCAGTTACGCTTCGACGCGACGACGACAAAGCCAGCGATGCTCACGGTAGTGAGGATCCCAATGGCAATAATCATCATCGCTTCGAGAGCGCTCAACGCTCTCCAGCCAGAATGCGCTTAAGAAGCGCCTTCGTGCTGGCCTCAAGTGACGTCGTCAAGGCGTCATAGAGGGCCTCAGCGTCAGCGGAAGTGTACCCGACGGGTACAGCAGCCGAAACCGAGACCGAGACAGGCTGACGGGACTTGACCTCCGTGAGGGGGTCAGTCACGACGCTTGTCCGGACAAGGGACACCGAGCTACGGGCGGTTCCGTTCTTATCGACCTTCTGGGTCACGAACAGATCCACGCCATTAGCGCGGTCCGAATAGACGTTCGTTTCCGAACGCTCTTCGAGCTTGGGCAGAGTGCGTGCGTTACCAGAAATGGTAACGGACTGAGGATCGGTAAGCACCGGTTCTCCTTGTGTTTGGTGTGGGTGGTTGTTGTTGGTGTTTTAGCGCTTGAGCTTTGTAAGCCCAAGCGCACCCAAGATAGCCAGTTGACCAGCGGATAGCTGGTTCAGGGGATCCAGGGTGAACCCGAAAGGGTTTGCCTTGACTCTCTGACGCCGACGGATCTTGACCTGTGAAAACACAGATCGAGGACCTTGGTAGGTGTAAGCTTCGCTTACACCTGCGATGTCAGAAATGACGGAGGTCGTCGTTAGACGTTCGTCACGCATAGCGTATGCGTACAAGGACAGGATGCGGTTGGTCGTGGCGGAATTCCACGCGTCCAATTGGCCTCCGATGTCGAAGAACCAATCCACCAACCATGACCAGGGTGCCAGCTGCCAGAGGTCCATCGGGGTTATATCCCATCTCATCAACTCATCGAGTTTGACGAGATAAGAACTATAATCCTTCTGGCCCTCAGGAAGGCGGACAAACTCGCCCTCGAAGGAGTACTCGATTTCATGCCTCTGGGAAAACCAGGTGCGGTAACCGAGACCTCCGAGAGAGACAGAGCTTGCCGTCCCCCCTGTCTCGAAATCATCCGAAAATTCTCGGGTGATTACGG